TACAACAGTTGCTCCACCAGCAATGATTTCATCGGCAATCTTTAATCCAGCATCTGCGCCTGCTGCTTGCACTTGACCAATAGCAGTTTCAGATAAGCCCATAGACAAAAGAGTTCTGACTTTAGTTCCAAAGTCTTGAGCCTTAGCAGCCTGAGCAATTAAGTTCTCTAAGAATGATCCAGTTTCAGCGGTAGCAGCTGAACTGAAATTGATTACACCTGTAATAGAACTGGTTACAGAACTTGCGTAGTCTTTGAATTTTTGCTTACTATCAGCAAGAACTTGGTTTGCATCAGACAAGGCTTTCGTGAATTGTTGTACCTTTTCCGTTGCTGCTTTACTTGCACCACCAACAGACTTACCACCTGCACCACCGGGAGCATCAATAGATGCAGCAAGACTATTTGCTTCTGCTGCAATTGCAGAAAGATTGGTTTGTTCTTGCTTTAATGTGTTACTGAAATTTGAATAGGCAACGCCAGCACTATCTATGCCTTTGATTAAGAAATCTAAATTACCAACTTCTGTAATTACATCATCACTTTTTAAGACCTTTTGAAAAGCGTTGTATCCCTTAATTACTACGTTAATTGCAGCTGATGCTGCGTTACCTACTTGAACAAAAGCAATAATCACACCGCGTATTGTCTTAAAAACTGCTTGACCCCAAGACATTGTGGCATCAGTACCTTTAACAAATGCAGCAACGATCAAAAGAATCACAGTAGGTATAAGGACTATTTGCTTGATCAAGAACTGAAATGCCGTTGCTAAACCTTGGATCAGTTTGATCATGTAGCCAACAGCGATCATTGCTGGGCCTAATGCAGCAGCAAAGAAACCAATTTGAATCGCAGTAACAATAGCGTTAGGTGAAAGAGTCTTAAAGGCTTCAATAAACTTTTGTAAATTAGGTAGAACCTGATTACGAATAACGCCAACTACGTTTACCATGACTGGCAAAAGAACCGCACCAAACGTACCTGACAAGTCCTCAACCTGCGCTGCTAAAAACTTCTTTTGGTTAGCAAGCCCACCAGCCGTACGAGCTACGTCACCTTGCTGTAAAGCGGTATCTCTAAGAATAAGTGCGTAAGCAGCCTGCGACTTTTGAGCAACCGACAGGACACCTTCGCCGTCATAGATTCCTAAGTTGAGTGCTTCTTGGCGTAGACGCACATCATTAAGAGCAACACCAAAACGCTTTAGCGGTTCTGTTTCCCCGGATAGACCAGATCGTAAGGCAGTTAATGCTTCATCAATAGGTACGTTGTTAAACGAAGCCATGTCAGCTGCGAGTTCAACCAATCGCATAGACATCTTGGCAGACTCGCCTTGACCAATTCCAAAGGCTTGAAATAAGTTGCCGTAAGTACCAGCAGCTTCTAAGGCAGCTCGTGTAGAAACACCAAATGCAGTAGATGTGGTTTTAGCCCATTTGTTTACTTCAGTAGCCTGTCCCTTAAAAACTGCGGTTACCTTTGATTGAGCCTCTGCAAGATTTGAAGCATCTGTAATGGTTTTGTTTATTACAACGCCAAGACCGATAAGAGGAACAGTTACATTTTTAGTAAGACTTTGACCAGTGCTTATAAAACTCTTGCTAATAGAATTGGTAATCCCAGTAAAGGTGCTACCCATAGCCTTGCCATGTTTTTCAATCTGCTTGAAAGAGTTAGTCAGACCTGTGGTATCGCCAACAAACTTAACCTCAAAAGTTTTACCAGATGTGGCTGCCACTAAGACTCCTAAGTGGCAGAGATACCTGCCATCAACTCTAAGAATTCACGGCGCATGTCTGCCCGTCTTTCTTCCTGACTCATTCCATTGTACCTAGATAAGTCAATGTCCTTAAATTCTATTTCACATTTAGCGCATACCTTCGTAAGTGTGCATCTGCATTCCCAGCGGTCTACTCGTCTTTGTGACTCACGCTTAGTAATCGTCACAGGTGGTCGGTCTGAATAGCGAAACTCTGGTGCTTGCATAATCTCGCCATTGCCACGCAAAGTCTGATGCTCTGCATTAGGTGCATGTTGTGGCGCAAAGAAGATACGGGCTGGGTCGCTAGTCTGTGGATCACCAACAATGTCTAGGAAGTCGTGCATCTGTTTCCAGACTGAATACCATTGGTGGCTAGGCACAGGTTCAGCAAACGGAATAACAATGTGCCAGTGCTGGTCATCTGGTTGGTGGCTATAAGTTGTATAGGCTATGTACTCAAAGCCTTGCAGTTTGTCTAACGTATTGTTTAAGGCTTCACCGTCTAGATCAGCAACGAATGCGTTAATAGCAATTACGTTCTTGTTACCTCTAAAGCCGTTCTCAACGTATTGCACAGGACTGTATAGATGCCCTTTGTATTTGTCCTCACGCTGGGCATGATGTGAGAGCAGGCTTACAAAGCTAGCCCAATCATCTGCGTATGGCTTAGGTCTGTTGTCCTTAACTGACCACCATTTAACTGCGTACATAGGTCAGACGATAGCACTTGTTATACGCTATGTCTAGCCCATTTAGAGCTTGTAAAGTATGCGATCTAGGGCTTTTAAGTATTCAGCACTAATCGTTGGAGCCATTTTCTCAATGGTAGGCCAGAAGAAATAACCCTTGTTTCCAGCCCCTAGTCTGGCTGATCTACCGGGGAATTGGCGCAACCTGTCAGAGCCAAATTCAGCACCAAAGAAAACATCACCACGAGTAACTTTTCTTTTGCGCTTACGGTTAGGGCGAGATTGAGATACGAACCCAGAGGTAGTACTTAACTTGATTACTGGGACACGATCAGGTCTAGCCCTGAAACCTCTTGCAGACTCTATTGCCTGTCTAGGGTTAGGTGCTTCTACTGCTGCTGACTGCACATTGGTAACAACTTTGCCAATTAAATTAACAGAAGCCTTCCGAATTTCCTGATTAAACATTGGATCAGATTTAGCCCAGCGAGCTAGTGCAGGATAAAGACCAACAACTTGAATCTCTACCTGTGCGTATCCAGCGCGACCACTTGCAAACTCTGAGATCGCCATTAGTTCCCCTGACTGTTTCGCCAGCGCAGATACATACCCATAGTAAAAAGCATACGCTCAGATTCTTCCATTAAAACTGACGGAGCAATGCCAGTTTCAACGGATAGATAAGCCAGATACCAGTGTTGGGATGAGTCACCCAACCCAACTATTTTGGGCTTTCTTCACTCGCTTCAATAGTTTCGACTTCATCGCACCATTCTTCAAAGCTAAGTTTCGTCTTACCCTTACGCTCTAGCCAGTGCCATGCAAGCCACAGTAGATCGGTAATGCGAAAGTCTGATTCAAGTGAAGCAACAGACTTAGTGAACTTGTCCTCGAAAGCAACAAGGTCACGCGCAGTAGCAGATACTTCTTCTACCGTTTCATTATTAAAAGTAACGCGCAGGTTGATTTTCATAGTTAGCTAACGGCCCTGACCACGGTTCCGCTTGTAGGCCATGTCACGCTGAACGTGGCAATATCGCCGACTGAGGAAGCCACGGGAGAATAGGAATTTACCAAGCAGGTCATGGAAAAGCTCGGATTTCCAGCAGCAACACTTCCTGATGTTGGAACGATAACAACTGTTGCAAGTGTGTTGTAAAGAGGAAACAGAGTTGCATCAACGGAAGATGCTGCAAAGTCCTGCATGAATTGAAGCGTTAGAGAACCAGTCTTTAGACCACCAATGCGCTCACGGAAAGTTCCACCAAAGGCAGTTGTTTCTAGGTCATCGGACTCTAATGCAAGTTCAACGCTGTTTAAGCTTGTTGAGAAGTTTGTGCCGTTGATTGTTACCTTGTAATCGGTGGCTGCGAATTTCGCCATGTTGTGTTGCTCCCTTAGTCTGCGTAGCAGAGAACTAGGAACTCTGCTGCTAAATAGTTTACTTCACCGACTGAGATCGTGGCATACGCTCTCATATCGGTAACTCTTAAATCATACACTTTCCCGCCAAGTGTCTTATCTCGCTCAATAGCCAACTTGATACTAGATGTACCGGTACTGGAACAGAAAGCATCTATGGCATTTTGGGCTGATCTTTCAGCTACACGACCAACCAGAACTACAACTGTAAAGGTGTAAGTCTGCATTCCTCTTTGGAATGTGTCATCGTAGGAAATTGAATCAGGCTGAACTATTGCAATAGGTGGACTTGGATTGTCAGGCATTACGGCTGCTGTGCGCAGTCCTGTAATAGTTGCAAGATTAGTTGCTAACCCTGTGCGGATTTCAGATAGTGAAGCCATTAGGCAAAGTTTCTCATACGGCGATACGGCGAAACCAACTGCGCAACGTCTGGGTCAATGTCCCTAGTTACTGAGATCGCGCCAAGATCGCCGAAGCCAGCTACGCCGAGAGGACTGTCTAGTCGCTTAAAAATACGGCTAGCCTGAATGATGCAAGCCTGTGTGATAGCAATAGGCACACTTGACCAGCCAAAGACTGCTGTGAGTTTAATGAGTGCCTGATCGGACTCAACTGGGAATAGGTAGTTTTCGACAGCACGAATGCGTGTGTATGGAACTGCAAGACCATCTACGTTGCCGTTAAGTGGTTCTAGTTGATAGTCACCAACTGCCCATGTTGTATCAAAGACACCATCGCCAGCAGATGAAGTTTGCAGAGTTAGTGCTGTACCTGATACATCGTCAATCTGGGTAACGTAAGAATCGTCAGCTGCGTAGTAACGTGTGGCTGTTCCAGATGAGTAAAAGTATCGGCCTGCATGTCCGTCAATAGCTCGTGATGCTGATTCAACTGCCATTTCTAGCAGGCTGTCATCCACGTTATCCGAGATTCTTAATGCACTTTTCACTTGCGCTAAAGTTGCGTAGCCTTGGTTGATTGCCATAAAACTCCTAAGTCTAGGTCTATTCTACTTGCCTAGATGCCTAACTGATCTACTAAGTATTGCGTGACAGTAGCTCGTGCTTCTGAGTCGCTTGGAACCCAGTGACCTGCATAAGCATAATCAACATCTATGTTAAGGGTGCAGTCATAGGTTGCCCCAGCTACTGCCGTTCCAATCCAAAAGCACCAGTCATCATAAGGCGCAATTCTTTGATCGAAAGTGTTGCGTTCCCAAACCCATCGCTTTACTGGTGAGCCACACGGAATCATGTTTGCGTGCAGGCTAAGTATCTGTTCAGCCGTTACATTTGCAGGTGTCCAGATTTGCCCGGTGTCGTATTGAAAGCCCAAAGCTAAAACATCTGCTTCACAGGTATCTATCTTGTCTAAGGCATGTGGTCGGTATCGGTCATCTATGCCAATCCAAGAAACCCAATCTGTATCGCAGTATTCAAAAGCCAGATTCATCATGTCGCTAAAAGCAAAGTCATCGAACCAAGGGACAACGGTGATGCCGTCTAAGTCCAATGCAGACTGATCTATGTCAGCGTACAAAACTAGAACTATCTTGTCTGGTTTGCGGTTAAGTGACCTAACGGATTGGATCCAATCTGGAATGTCCTGTGGATAACCGTGACAGATACTAACTACGCCTATTGTTGTACGAGTTTCCAAAAGGTATCCCCTGCTTTATCTACCATGTGGCGCAGTGCATCAGCATCGTGCCAATCATCAACGCTAGTAATTCCTACGTTCTCGTTAGTGTGAATCCTGCAACCTGAAAGCACCGCTTCCATAACTGCTCTGCACTCTGACTCAAAGGCTAAAGGTAAATGCACAAACCATTCGCATCTTGCCATAGCATCTAGGACTTGTTCACGGGGTACATCTGTAAGAGCTTTGAACTCATAACCTGCCTGTGCTGCCCAAGCGTGAGCGCGTAGCTGACCTTTTAACGGATGATTCCTAGCAGCCCATAACGCAAATGGTTGCTTGTCCATGTGGTCATAGCACTTGCTGGTGTCAAAGTAGCTTAGAACCTGCGCTGTCTTGCGTGGCTTTGACCAAGATAACTCTTTGCGCATGTGTGCCGGGGTATGGGTTACAAATAAACGAGAGCCACGAATCAGAGCGTTAAGCCCTGCGCGTGGGGTTTGTAAGTGATGCACAAATACGAACGGGTCATACTCGCTCAACCTGTTCAGCTGCTGATCTGTGAACGCATCTGTTCCCGTGACAATGACTGAATCAAATTGGTGTATGTCATGTGTATCGAATGTGTATGGGGTGACAATCTCGATCTCAAAGCCCAGAGGTGCTTGCATACGGTATTCGTAGTCTGACATTTCTGCGCCACCTGCGAACTGCCCCGTGAATAGTCCTGTGGGACTCACAGAGCCACCGAGAGCCACGTTAGGGGTGTTCTCTATGTGATGCGTGTACCAGCCTATTTTCATGCTTAGAGTCGCTCGTAGGCTTTTGTTTCTAAAACCGTAAGTATGGGTTTCCAGTGTTCTTCAAATACGGTGTCGGCG